CCGTGGGCGCCGTAGCCGCGGAGGCTTCTCTCCCAGCGTTATGGGCTCGTTCATTGCAAATGCGCAGGCGGCGATTGTGCCCGCTGCTTTATACCTCGTCTATAACCAGTTTGTGCCTAAGTCCGACTCTCCCGTTGCCAAGCTTGAGAAGGCGTTCGGAGGTCGCAAGACACGTCGCAACCGTCGCAGCCGCTCCCGTAAGTAATCCGGGATAACCGACCGTGTTAAATAAACGGACCGCAGATGTGCGTTCAGATGGATGACTTCCCATCTAAACGCAGATAAACGAGTTTTATTCATACGATGGACGCCGAGTCACGCAACGATTATGTCTTCCTTTGCCGGACCGTCAAGGCATCCCCTGTTCGTACACTCGTTGACGCCGTGAAGGATATCCTTACGGAGGTGAATCTGGAGGTCGACGCTGCCGGCATCAAGATCATGGCGATGGACGGTACCCACACCATTCTTGTCCATATGCGCCTGTACGCCGACCGCTTTGACGAGTTCTTCTGCTCCGAAAAGTGTATCCTTGGCATTGACTTCGTCAACTTTAACAAGATGGTGAAGCAGATCAAGAACGAGGATTCCCTACTGCTTTTTATGGAGAAGTCCAATCGCTCACGCCTTGGCATTCGCATTATGAACGGCGAGAAGCAGATGGTAACAACAAAGTACCTTAACCTGATGGAGCTGGATGTGAAGCCCATTGAGATTCCGCCAGTACCGTTTTCGTCCGTGATTACGATGCCATCCCTGGATTTCCAGAACATTATCAAGGATTTCATTCAGCTTGGTGATAAGATTGAGGTAAAGTCTGCCGAGAACGAGCTGTCGTTCCGTCTGGAGGGCGGTGAGTTTGGTTCCCAGGAAACGATCTGCCTGATGCCCAAGGCACAGAAGGATATTGTTCAGGGTTATTTCCTACTCAAGCCGCTGGCGCTTTTCACCAAGTGTACTGCTATGTCTACCGACATTATCATCTACCTCAAGAACAACTACCCGATTATTATTGAGTATTCGGTGGCTGGACTCGGTGAGATTAAGCTGGCTCTCGCGCCGTATACGCGTTCCGATCCGTCGGCGTCGGCAAACACGCTTTCGCATTAAATTCGGTGATAAAATTATCCTATGTAATAGTAGGTTAGATGAGTTCTCGCATTACTCGTAGTGCAAAAAGAAAAACACTTGAAAAAAATGTGTCGAATGGTACCAATCTTACTGGTATATCAACGTATTTGAGAAGTCAGGGATTTACTCGTCCAAAAGAGTTTACATCAAATATGAATTGGGTTTCAAATGTAGTTAAACCACGCGGACCAATTAATATGTCCGAGATTAAACCAGCACAAATGCCTGAAATACCTAAGAATTTGAAACACAATAAAGCCTATCTTAATTGGCATAATACATTCATAGCACCATTGTTCCCTGAACCTGAGCCAAAACCTAAAAAACCTAAGGTAAATAAAGTAAATAAAACATTGAAAAATGTTCCAAAAAATAATAAACCTGATTTTAACAAAGTATTAAACAATTTCATAGCAGGTAGAATATAATGCTAGGGCTTACACTCGTCGCTGTTAACCGCTCCCGAGTTAAGATTCTACGTCCACAGTCCAATACGATGCATTAAACTTTGGTGCTTTTGTTATTTTCTAGATTCACATGGTGCGTCTAGAAAATATAGGGGTTAAGTAAGGAGAATGAAAGTAAAAGGATATGTCCCTACATTATATAACTCATATTTAATACAACAAAATCAAAACATAAATGGTAACAATAATGGTAACAATGATAATAACAATGATAAAATTGTCATTGATAGATTTTTAGGTGCTATTATAAGAGGAGATAGATCTTTGGTTAAAGAATATTTAAATGGCAATCCTGAATTTATCAAGAATATTCATATTAATATAGATAAAATATATGGTAATTGGGCAGATGATGTAAGAAATGAGACAGCATTAATGATTGCTGTAGAATCTGCACAATTTCTTATAGTTCAATTACTTTTAAAAGCAGGCGCAAATATAAATATTCAAAATATTAATGGAGATACAGCACTTATAATAGCATTAAAAAATTATTACAATAATGAAGTAATCATTATAGATCGCCGATCCCATCGTCAAAGTTCTAGTAATGCTCTTTACCGCATTAATCGTGAAGAGACTAACAACAACAATAATGATGGTGGAGAAATGAATCCATATATTGTTATTATCTCACTTCTTTTAGAGCAACCAGATATTAATGTAAATTTAGAAGATATTAATGGATATACAGCTCTTATGATAGCCACCGAAAATAATGATGCAGTTATTGTCAAAAATCTTCTCAAAAAAGCAGATATTAATATTAATCTAAAAAATAATATGGGTAAAACAGCTCTTATGATAGCACAAGAAAATGGATTTGAGGATATTATTACATTATTAGAATCATGGCAACCTCCGATTCTAGCACCGGCTCTAGCACCAGCACAAGCACCGGCTCTAGCACCAGCACTAGCACTAGCTCCAGCACCGGCTCCAGCACCATCGTCTGATCCTGCACTATCGGTACGTAAGTCAAGTCGATTTGCCGGTCTTGTGCCAGTATCTTCGCCTTCTCCTTCACCAACACTTTCTTCTACACGTAAGCGCCAACGTAATAATGCATCATCAAATACTACAAATACTCGTAAACGCCAACGTATATCATCTATGTGTGACGATGACCCAGAACGATTTCCTGAAATGTCAGACAATATGTGGAGGGATATTAATCCTGAAGAAGCGAAACAACAAATAGGAAATAGTAACTTTTTTGAGTTCTTTGAATATACAGGAAAAACGAAAAGAAATACTTACGATTTATATTTTTTATCAGATAGCGTGGAAACAAAAATACCACTCTTACCAAAAATGCTAGAAGGATATAATGATACAAATATATCAACCGAATATAACAATCTATTAAAGATTATTCAAAATATTTCTAACTTAATATTAGAATTAAAAAAAACAGAAGGTAGAGATCCAAGGTTAAATTTAATGAATAAAATAAAAATTCTAAAAGAAACATATGGATTTCCTACTTTGTTTAAATTAACATATTATACATTAAAATTTTTAGCATGTGAATTTGAAAAAATACAGAAATCGATAAAAGAAGTAAATCCAAATAGTAATAAGGTGTCAAATTTAGAAAAACCGTTATACAATATTGGAGAACAATATCTAATGGTCCACAAGGCTATGGGGATTCGTGATGAAAATGATTCAGAAGGAATCAAAGGCTATGAATTAACCTATGATGAATGGGCGTATTTTAACAAAATTAAAAATGATATTGAAAAAATGCGTAATCCTTTACAAAAAGCAGTAAATAGTGCAGCTCCTGCGTCAGCAGCAGTATTTGCGTCAGCAGCTTCATCAGCAGCTTCATCAGCAGCTTCATCAGCATCTTCATCAGCAGCTTCATCAGCAACTTCATCAGCAGCTGCTCTTAAAACACAAAATAACAATAACAATAAACCAAGACCTTCTTCACCAGCATCATTATCATCAATGTCATCTACTTCAAAATTATCCAGTAAACGCCCACGTCCTTCTTCAGCAGCATCTCTACCTATTATAAAAGAAGGTAGACAAACACGCACATCTTTAAAAACATCTACAAATACTTTAAATTTACTGCCTGAGCCTACACGTAAACGTAAAGTCAAAAACGAAGATCTACTATATTCTAGACTACCACGCACTTATGGTAAAGTGCCATTTAATGAAGAAGATGCTATAAATAAAAAATATGAGGCTAATCTACCTAATTTACAAATTAAAGCCAGCGCATTAAACGTATATCCGCAAAATACTGCTATGACTATTAATGAATTGCTGCGTAATACAGGTAATCCTAATTTTAATAAAACTGTATTAAAAAATAATGATGAAACACCTAATAGAGAACAGTTTAATAGATACACAAAGGAAAAGACAGCATATACATTACGCAATCTTCTAGAATCGCGTAAAAAATTAAAGACCCGTTGTGAAATGAATAAATATCTTAGAATGAATGTAAGCAATCCAAACCCACCACTTGGACGTTTAATTGAACAGCCATACAAGGATCCTAAAACCGCGAATGTGAACAAAATAGGTGGCAGACGTAAAACCCGCCGTACCCGAAAACACTAAACGGTGACTTACAATTAATATCATACACACTAATAGATATGGGTGTATATGATATTGTGACGCCTGATAATCTAACAAAGGAGTTGGATTGGCGAGGCGGACGAAATTTTGCTTCTATTCTACGACCCAATGTACTGTATTTTTGGACAGGACACGGCGAGGATTCCGATGACGGAATTACTATTGATTTAACCGGTCAGCTTGTAAAACAACTCGACGAGGATGGTTGGTTGCTACAACCGTCAAACATAGAAATACGGATTGATTTTCAAAGCGTAAAACTGAAGTTTCCAGGTGTAAGTATAACCCAGGCGATTGCCGTAGACGACGGGGAAGGCGAGGACGAAGCCGATGCGAAACTTGATGAATTACGGCATTTTTTGGATAAAATGCTTGCTAAGCAACAGACTAGAAAAGAGGTACTTATGGTGAATCGCCTAGAAATGCCTAATGTGTTGAACCGTGCGCCTGGAAACAACAAATCGCGGACTCTACGCCGTAATATACCGTATAATGCTAAAGGGGTGATTTCTAGTTTTCTAACAGGTGAAAAGGGATCTATAGGTTCACAGAAGAACAAACTACAACAGAACCTAGGAACGTCGTTGGCGGTAAGACCTAGACGGCGTAAGACACGCCGTCGTCGTTGAAAAAATTGAGGGGTCTAATGCCGTTGTTGTGATTGTTGCCATCCCTTCGTCCAAATCCTACATCTAATTCCGTCTACTTTCTTATAAAGGCGATGTCTGCCTCCGCTGATACGCTTTCCTTCCCTTCTGGCTCGTGGACTCTCCATTTCCACGATCCAGAAGATACTACCTGGAGCCCCGAGTCTTACAAGAAGATCGGTACATTCTCCAACTACTCCGAGCTATGGGGTACCCTTAAACAGATTGGCGACGAGCGCTTCCTATCCGGTATGTTCTTCTTGATGAAGGACCCTTACCTACCGCTGTGGGAGCATCGCACCAACATTCACGGCGGTTCCTACTGTATCAAGGTTCCTGAGGCGAACGCCATTGAGACCTTTCAGCGCTACGTTGCCGCGGCAACATTAGAGCTTGTATCAACCGACCCCAAAAACACTATTATTGGTGTTACTATCAGCCCCAAGAAGGGCTTTCATATTCTCAAGCTGTGGAATCTTAGCTCCAAGCTCTATAACAAGCCGAGCGAAGTCCAGTGCTACGGTGAGGGAATGAAGGGTGCCGATATTCTTTACCGCCCCCACGTTGACCAGAAGATGTAACCTGGATTTCAAACAAAATGGATAAATGCTTCAAAAATCACAAAACCTAAATTTTTTAGATGATGTGAATTACTTACGATTGCGGCGGTTGCGTCTCGTCTTGCGGCGAGCGGTTTGGGTTGCCGCCGGCTTCCAGTTCGAATTAATATTGCTCTTCTGACCTGCCGGAGTAGCGGGAGGTAGAACCTTTCCGTTCCACATAACCGCAGCTCCGTTATTCTTCTTAGTATTATTGGGCTTGTTGTTGCTCTTGTTCATAGATGACACATTGGGCGATTTCGGTGTATTTGTCTTCGTTGCCGACTGGCTTGCTCCCATTCTACCTTTGACATATAAATTAAGTAGGTGATTATTCAATCGTCTGGGTCTCATAATCGCCTACAGCATTAATGGTCGCCAGCGTATATGACAGCGGAACATATTGGTTATGAACCAGCGACCACAACGTAACAAGCTGCTTGAGTGGAAGGTTTTCGGGAACCGGATTGGCACGGAGGTCGCCCACCCATTCCGATAGATCAATGTCACCCGTGATTGGTTGTTTGATGACAACAGATAGGTAAGGCACCGCGGGCTTGAAGCGCCCCTCTGAAGTCTGTGCTGTTACTGAAGTAAAATGCTGAGTTTGGGGATTAAAGATAAATGCTAGCTCGGCAATATCAGAGGGTAGGCTAATTGTTGCCGGTAGAACGCGTCCATCGGCAAGTAGATAGAATTTTTGGGGCTCGGGACCCAACCAAGTACGAAGCGCTGATGCTGCGTTTTGTACTTGCTGTTGTACATAGTCGTACGCCATATTCGCATATTTGGCGTACTCCATTGTTTTTATATAGATTTGGTTTTGGTGGGTTTAGACTATCGGCGGTCCTTACCGGCGACGGTTGCGGCGCGTCTTCTTGCTGTTCTTATTATTACGACGCGTCTTCCTACGCTTGCCTCCAACTACGGGAGTGTTATTATTTATATTTGTGTTATTATTATTGTTATTGTTGTTGTTGTTGTTATTGTTGTTATTGTTGTTATTGTTGTTATTGTTTTCCGTAGGCATATTCTGTGCGGGAAGATTTGCCGCGCGGGTATTCATAGACATCGGCATATTTATAGGAGGTGCTACAGCCGTAGTCTGCTTGGATGTAAACGAGCCCATTCTTTCTATTCTATAGAATGATTTTACAAACTAGCAATTCGAGCCCTGGCACGGATCGCAGTCATCGCATTGATCGCACTCGTGGCAACGTCTGCGCGGTTTCTTGTAACTATGCGTCACCTGAAGGAGAGTCTGGTCGAACAGAATCAGCGCAGCGAGGAAAATAGCAAAAATAACCGGAATGGCTAATATAATATAGGCGAGGAGTTCCATATTAGACGAGCATAATAGATATAACGCACCCGTTCCTAGGAAACCAAAGATGAAATTCTTCACCGCCTCACCCCATACACCAACCCATAAATTAAAAAGTACTACGCCCGCCATCACAATAGGAAATATTTTTGCCGGAAGGCAAGTTCCTGCCCACGTCATTTTAATATTAGCGTTCATTCTACATAAGCACTATTTTTCCATTCTCAAGCTTGCCAATCTGTGGTCCGTGGCGCGCATCATCAATATACTCGTACACGCGCTTTGATTCCGTAGATACGAAATACTTCACTTTCTTTTGCGTCTTGATGTAAAGGTCCTTGTCTTCACCATCGTTCTCCTCGTCATCCTCCTTGTCGTCTAGAACAAGTTCTTCCCCAATTGTGTGCGCAAGCGCTTCAGCACCTTCTGCCTCCGCATCCGCGATCTCTTGCGCAATATCTAGTGGTTCTTCATCCAGTGTTGCGTCAATCGCATCCTTCGCAAGCCTCATATCGTCCCCATCATCCACGGATGTAATCGTCGATTCAGGTATGAGCTCGTTTTCATCCGTCTTTAGCTCTTCCACATCCGTCGGTGGTATATGCCGCAGTGTAATGTTCTTAATCGTCTCATCCTTCACGACAACAACATTTTCCATCGGTTCATTAATAATTTGTACGTGAGGAGGAATATGAACCTGGCTTTGCTTATTTTCTAGAACATCCTGAAGATGATCCAAGAACGAATCAAACTCATTGGAGGAGTCACGGTGCTGGTATGAAAGTTGAGTCAACTTATATACCTGGCTTACAATCCCCTTATACGCTTCTAGTAGGGACATTTATGCTGTTTAATGATTGCACTTGGGCTCTAAATGGCTTTCAATTTTTAAACACGACGACGGGACCGACGCGACCGGCGCATACGCTTATATGTTCTATGACGTTTACGTTTACCACCTACCGCTGGTACCTTAATTGTAGCACGTACAACATCTCCGTTGCCTGTAATTGCTGCTCTGGTAACGGGATTCGTTAGTTGAGTTTTGAACCACTCCGATATAGTAGATTCTCTAAATATATGTTTATCGCCAAATAACGGTCTCTGTAAAATAACAACTGCCTCATCATTTTTAAAAGGTTCCATATCAATTACATTCGCATTGATTCCAGCAGGAAGTACTAACTCGCCAATGTTTGGCGCATTTGCGATTAGCGGATGTAATCCTTCAGCTGCTGCCGCCGCCGCTGCTGCCTCCGCCGCCGCCGCAATTGCTTCGGCTGCACCAGGAAGATCATTAAAAAAAATCCAGATAGTATTAAAATTTGATACGACAAATTCAAGTTCATTTGTCTCATCCATAAATCTAAATACAGTGGTTCCAGATTGGCTTGGTCCAACTGAAACTAAAGTAAAAGGTCGTAATCCTATAGCAACTCCACCTGGTCCTGTATCCGTTTGTCCATATCTAATTAAATAACGTCTTCCCACAACTAATTCATCCATCGGGACCCGCTCCATCTTCTACATTTTAAAAATATTAATTTGATGTTCCAACCTGCTGAATCTGCATTGCCCACTCGACCGTTGCCTCCTTTGACTTTACCGGCTTGGACCGCCGCAGACGTAGACCCTGAGCACCAGGTGCGTTGTACTTATGCTGGATATCATTGCGGATGAAAACATTCTTAAGGTTTTGATCGTAGAAATCAACCGGCTTGGTATCCATTGTCTGAATAATACTGACCATTGGCGGAGTCAACACATCCACACGTAGCTTCTTCTCGTGTAGAATCGCTCGGTATTCCGATACATCCATTGAACCGCCAAACATCCGCAGCACCTCGCGCGGCGGTGCCGGTCGAATGCCGCTTGGCGACCCAGGTGGCAGCTCCGCATCATCCGCATACAGGCTGTTGAGCAGGGCGTAGCGCTCCCACTGAACATGGCTATCAATACGCTCCTTGAACAGGTACGACGTAGCACACTCTGCCGAGCAGAAATTGCCATACATATACCAAATCTCGTCTAAGATATGGCTGGGAATGGCAAACGGGGGCGTATGGAAGTAGTGGCAGCACCAGAAGCAAGAGATGTCCGTCTTATCAGGAAGTTTCTGGTACCGGTTGGAGTCCTGGAACAGCACCATCAGCTTCTCGGCGTAATTGCTCGGTAGTTTACACTTTGTCTCGCCTGGAGTGGTCACAGTGGTTGCTGGCTTCTGGGTCTGTTCTGCCTTCTGGTTACGGTCGCTCGTCACACCTGATCCCTCCATTCCCTCCAGAAAACTCATCTCGTTTGTACCATGCTCATATGGCAGCGGTACATCCGGTACAACTGGGTCGTACTTGAGTTCGTTCGTGGCATCAAAGTTGAGCGACGCTGTTGACACGGGTAGATGCGCAATGAGCGGACGCTGCTCAGGCAGGAAAGACCCCATCACACCCTGAGGGCTGACAATGGCGACCACCGGCGGGGTCTTCTTGGACGCACGAGGCTTCTTCTCCTTCACAACCTTGGGCTTGTCGGACATTTTGCTTGGTTTCTCCTATGCGTGCGAGGGTTTAGACCCATCCTTGCGAGATTTGAAAATCAACGGATATATTAAGATGTCTTCAACTTCTAGAACACCATTTCCATATTCAAAAACTGTTCTAAATATGCCTATAGGTCCCGAACGAAATGCTGCACGAGCACGAGAACGAGCGACAGCATTTTATGCACGAACAAGAAAAGCAAATAATAAACCTGTTAATAATTTAACACGTAGAATTTCAAATATTATTTTACCAAATGTGGTTGTGCCAAATAATGTTGTGCCAAATAATGTTGTGCCAAATAATGTTGTGCCAAATAATGTTGTGCCAAATAATGTTGTGCCAAATGAATTACCTCCTGAGCAGCGTGACAGCAATGAATGGGAACGTCTCCCTGATAGTGAAATAGATAGATTACAACAAACACTATATTCACAGTTATATAGAATGAAGATACGTATGGCAAAACCTGATAGAATTAACTTTGTTAAAAATTTATTAGAAAAACAGAATAACACATGTGCATTTGGCAAAAATGTAAAAGGAATGTATTGTTGGAATAAACCAGAAGAAGCAAAAAAAAAATATTTAAATTTACAATGGGGACATATTAAACCAAAGTGTAGAGATAAAACTTCAACGATTAACGATTTTTTTTTGCAATGTGCTAGATGTAACAATCAAATACAAACAGGACGATATTTATGCCAACTTAAACCAGAATTACAAAGCAAATTGGAACATATTGATGATATATTGCGTTCTTAATTGACTACCTTATTCTCTTAGTTTACAGCGGGACAGCAACCTACTTCGTCAGCAAATACCGTCCATACGGAAATACTTGCCGTATTGCGATTCGCTCAATCTCTGATAAATCTTTGTACGCTTAAACCCATTCGGGTCGCTGTTGCACTAGATGCCTCTTGTTGGGATCCTGTAGATTCTAACAAAAGGTATGATAGGTTAGTTGCGGTAATGGTGCGGTTATAAATATAATATACCATAAATAGGGATGAGCGCTTCTTATAACACTACTGAATATCGCAAATGTTTAGCGTTAGTAGGCTCCGCTTGTACAACAACCGGTCCAGCAGGTCCAGCAGGACCCGCCGGACCCTACGCACCACGAGGAAACACTGCCGTAGTTGACGCCGTCTATGGAAATGACTCAACTGCAAGCATTGGCGGATCTCCATTTCTTACAGTTACCGCCGCCGTTGCTGCTGTATCGTCCGGTCAAACCGTTTGGATACTTCCTGGCACCTATACTCTTGCTAGCGGACTGGTGCTACCCAACGGTATCTCGCTCCGTGGAATGTCCCTCCAGACCTGTATTATTCAAATGAATGTTACGAGCAGTACAACACTTTTAACTATGGGTGAGCAGTGTCGTGTAGAGGATTTAACCCTAAATCTTACCTGTACCGGCTCAACCGCCGGTGTAGTTCTCAAAGGAATTGTATTTGGCGGAACCTCGTCGCAAACATCTAAACTACGTGTCTGTGTCGTCAATGTGAATAATGCGTCAATGAGCAAAACTCTTACAAATACAGTTACAGGTATTGAATTTTCTGGAACAGGATCACTAACCGCCTCGGTGTTTTCCTTTAACAGTATAAAAGGTAGTACGATTAATGTATATTCTAACGGTGCCGGAAATAAGCGTGGACTCCTTGTATCCAATTCTAATCAGGCAAGTACACGTGATGTAAATGTTTATGTAGCACAACCACCCGATACCGATTCAACCGGTTCTTATGTAGGAGTTGAAACAAATGACCCAGGAAATACAGGCTCTATTCAACTTCGTACCACAACATCTGGTGTGGTTGTCCCAACAGGAACTCAAGCATATACCGCATCTGATATCCTACAAACAACCCCTGCTACTATTACAAATCCTACCTATCTATCATCGGCAGGAATTCAGGTTGGTCCTGGTACCGATCTTGTTACCAAATCCGCCGGCAATAAGGGATTTAGTACATATGTATATCCTACAATTGTTTACTATGGACTTAAAGGAAATATTACAAGTGGTCCAAGTGGAGGATATCTTTGGCCTGGAACACAAACGGTAAGTGCGGGTCAGTATCCTGATACAGGTCTTCCTGCTGCGTTTTTCCGTGCTCAACAACCTACTCTCATTTCAGGACTATCTGGCTCTTTGAACGCTGCTCCTGGTGGAACAAATACAGTAACACTGTCAATATATTATATACCGAAACTTACAACAAATACAACTGGTGCTGTCTTTACAGGATATATAAGTGGAACAACCCTTACAGTCAGTACCGGTCCTTCATTGGGAGCGATTGCAATAGGACAAACTGTATCAGGATCAGGTGTTGCTATAAATACATATATTGTATCAGGAAGTGGCTCTACTTGGACAGTATATCCAAGTCAAACGGTTGCATCTTCAGGCTCACCGATTACAATTACAAATGGAACACCTTCAAGTACCTTTACGGGAAGTATCTCTGGAACAACTCTAACCGTAGCATCATTAACTTCAGGAGCAGTCGCAATAGGACAATATGTAGCAGGCTCAACTGTAACTGCGGGAACAAATATTACTGCACAATTATCTCCAACTACTTGGACAGTAAGTGCGACACAGACAGTAGGTAGTGCAACACTTTACACAAATGGAATGTTGGCTACACCCTTTACTGTTACCTTTGGTCCATCAGATACTGAAAAAACATTTTATAATGCGTCTGTCCGACTTGATACGGGTGATAGAATTATGTTGTATACATCCTATACAACAGGTGGAGGAGGAGCGAATGCAGCACACGATATTACTGCTCAGATTGATTTATTCTAGTTTATTTTGCTAGTAAATACCGCCCATACGGAAATACTTGCCGTATAGCGATCCGTTCAATCTCTGATAACTCTTCGTAGGTTTTTAGAAGAATATCTACAATCGGTTGATTCTTCTTCAAACAAGCGTGAATATAGACCTTCTTGAAAATATAGTCCCAAACACCATCATAGTCATCCTGGATGTCTGACAAAAAGGTATTGAATCCTTCGGCGTCTTTCTTATTTATGTATGTCTTGAATACGTGAATAACGTCATCAACCGACATCTCTGCTCTATATAGACTCTTTGTTCTTTAATCCCGGTTAAATTATCAAGTAAAAACAAACATTTATAAAATTAGAACCAGCGCGACATGTCGCAAAATAAAGATACTTCGCAGTCCCAGCGAATAAGATTTTTGAAAGACAGAACCGTATTTGCTGGTATATTAGCGAATCAAACGCTATTATCAAACGGAGTCGGTCGATTTCCAGAACGTGTAATGGCTTACTCTCCTATAAGTGGTGGATCTGAATACTTTATGGGTGTAAATGATTTCATACTCGGAGCAGTTTATACGACACCGGCGGAAAGTAATGCTATTGTTGCTCAAGCTCTGAGCACATTACCACAATCAAACGCTTCTTCGCCAAACGCTCTACTATCTTATTTTTTGAATTCTCTTGTGAATACATCCGCAAATTTATCATCCGCGTGGGTTCCAAATAATCCTACAGCTCTTACAATTCAATATTATATAACTAATACAAATGCAAGCTCTGGTGGAACCTTGGTAGGAACAGACACAGTCAGTGCCGGCATTTTAACCGATACTCTTAACTTATATTCACCTATATCTGGAAAATACTACTATATTATCCTGACTTTAGCAAATGGAGCTGCCTATACATCAACCCCTGTATTAATGCCCTACGCACCTGCAACCGGTGTTGTCATTAATGCTCTATCTGCATCGTCAACCGCTCTTTCATCAACCTGGATTCAATATCCTTCGGCTGATGTTACAATACAGTATTATGTCACAACCAATCAAACCCCAAGTGGCGGCACACAAGTCGGTACAACCGATTCACAACTGTCAGGTACAACCGCCGATACCTTATCGGGTTACACTCCTGTGGCTGGTTCTTATTACTATGTAGGCATTACTACAACTGGAACGGGTGTTACAGTCTATTCGCCACTTGCAATTATTATGCCGTACCCTTCACCCAGCGGCGCAACTCTTGGTCTTCTAGATCCCACATCTAATACACTAAGTGGAAGCTGGAATATAGATGCAGCGTACACCGTCACTGTAGTATTTTACAGTAATACAACCAATTCAAACACCGGCGGCACTGCTGTATACACAACAACTGTATCGTCATCTCCAGGTGGAACAACATCGGTAACGACTCCCGTACTAACCCTCACATTTGGCTCATACTATTACTGTACTGTATCTAATGGAGCACCTTCGCCTCTAACAGTTATATCTACCTCGTCAACAAATTTGTTGCCCTATCCTACACCCACGGTATATAACCTTGCGCTAACCAATGCAACCACAGCACTTAACGCCAATTGGGCATTAGGTACAACAAATCCTACATCTACAACAGTCACTTATTACTCAAATACCTCTGGATATCCTACAGGTGGCACCTTAATTTCAACAGCAAAGGCTGCGTACTCACCTGACCCCAACAGTTTATCTATTCGGTATACACCGACTCCCGGTGTATATTACTATACTGGAGTATCTGTGGCAGGTTCTGGAACAACAATTTACTCACCATCATCCATTATTATGCCGCCGGCGGTTACTTCATTGGTAACACTGGGTGCACTTGGGAATCCACAAACCTATTTATATGCATCCTGGGCAGCTGTACCTACAACTGCTGCCACTGTACAGTTCTACTCAAATGTAAGCACATTTATTACCGGTGGAACCCCAATTGGCACACCTATATCTACTGCCGCTGGCACATCTAATGCTAGCCAAACACTTACGCTTGTGCCCACAGCATACTATGCCGCAAGTGTTACACCTACAGGGGGAGCATCTACAATATATACTAGCACTGCTACGCAAATGCCAGCATCCGCCGCAACTGCTGTAGTAGTCGGTGCACTTACAGACGGCGCAACCTCCCTTTCCGCCACATGGAGCTTGGGCGCAACAGCTGCTTCACCAGTTACTGTTAACTACTATTCCACTAATACAACACGAACAAGTGGTGGTGTTCTTGTAGCTAGCGATTCCGTCGCATCCGGCATATACTCCGATACAACAACCTCCTATATTCCCACATCTGGCTCCTACTACTACGTAGGTGTTACACCATCTGGTGGACAGCAAATTTCGTCTATTTCGTCTATAATGGAGCCGTATGCTACTGTATCTGGTGTAGGTATGACCCCATTGACTGCTGGATCGTTTGGACTCGCATCAGCGTGGTCTATAACATCACCCTCGGTAGTTCAGGTCGCCTACTACTCTACAGCTACCGCTACCACTATAGGTGGTGCACTTGTTGGCGCCGCCCACTACGTTTCATCTGGAACCACTCTTGATAACTACTCGACTACCCTTGTTGCCGGCTCATACTACCATGCTACTGTCACACCCATCAGCAGCATTCTTGTCTCTTCGCTAACATCGGTCCTAATGCCATATCCTGTGGCAACAAGTGTAACTATTGGCGGTCTAACAAATACATCAGTATCCCTTCAGTCTGCGTGGAATGTTACACCAAGCTCAATTGTAGGAGTCAGTTACTATTCTACAAATACCGCATATACAAGCAACGGTGCACTTGTAGGATCTGTACAATATGTTTCATCTGGAATAACTACTAATAACTTTTCGACGTCATTGCTTGCCGGTGGGTATTACTATGTAAGTGTACAACCAATCGGAGGTGTAGCTGTATCCTCCTTATCATCTGTGCAGATGTCGTACGGTGTTGCCTCAAATGCGGCTATGGTACCTTTTTCACCTATTGTAAGCACACTTAAGTCATCTTGGACAGTTGTACCCCCATCTGTAGTTGGTGTCACATACTATTCTACAACTACAACTGCGCCCACGGGTGGCGGACAGGTCGGCACAACACAATATGTATCTAGCGGTGTGTCTACAAATACATATGTATATCCACTTACGCAGGGAAACTACTATTATGTATCGGTGTTCCCAACGAGTGGAACAAGCAGCATATCTGGAATCGCTGTACAGTATCCCTATGCTACTGTTGGAGGCTTATCTTTGTCAACAATGACCGCATTTACTACCAACTTAAACGCATCATTATCTGTAAGTCAGTCCTCTATTGTGCAGGTTGGATGGTACTCCAATACATCTAATCTATTTACAACGTCCGCACAAATACAAGCCCAGTACACATCTACCATAGCAGGATCACAGACAACAATTGCCGCACCAGTAATTCAACCAGCCTTTGGTAACTACTATTTTGCTACCGCAAATATACAAGGAACAAGCACACTTTTTAGCAGTATTGGCGCCTACATGCCTTACCCTGCCATCTCAACTATATCATTATCTACCCTGTCAGCCTACACAACAAATCTAGTCGCATCTTGGACTATCAATCCAGCCTATCCTATAACCTTAACATGGTATTCAAACACGATTAGCTCGGTAGTTGGTGCGACTGCAATACAATCACAGAGTTTAACAAGTACTACATTGTCTACAATTGCTACACCAACAATTGCTCCTGTAGTTAATGCATACTACTTTGCCGGCGCCGTATCTGGTACTAACGCCATTGTAAGTACTGCTATACAGAGAATGCCTAACGGTGTAATTCTTGCACAAATGCTGTCTGTAACAAATAATTCATCCAATCTTCAGGTGAACTGGGCGTTGGCTAGCACAACTCTTGTCAGTACAATATTCTACAGTAATAATACAAGCGCATACACTGGTACATTGCTCAGCACATTTACAAGACTATCTACACCAACCACTGTCACATATCCATCTGGACCTCTAACAAGTAACGCATACTATTACGCTCTAGTAGGACAACCAAGCGTAGGTATTCCATTTTTGTCAACCAATATTGTACAGGCTGTAGCTGTGTTCCAGACGACCTTCAACACTGCAACCATCTCAGGCGCGACCTTTGCGAACTCGTTTGGTGGCACAGTTTCATGGAATAGTGCCTATGGAACTAGCGATACAACCCCTGCTGATTTGGTCGGCTTACCTACGATTACAGTGGGAGCTGGATACACAGGTGTCACTACAGGTTACGCACAAGGCACTGTCATCACTCCTACGGCATGTTTGCTTGGTGTGGGCACTAATGTTGCAGTAACCTACAATTACTACCAGACGCAGACAATGTCGTATACCTTCTGGGCAAAGGCGCCGAATACCTCTGCAGGTAGATTATTCATAACTGGACCCAATGCAAGTCCCACACTACGTATTGAGTTCTGGGGCGGAACCCTTGCTTTCGGCATGAATGCTGGTGCTATTGGACCTGATTCTACCACCGCATTCAATCCTTCAGGTGCTGGTGGTACAGGATACACATATCCTCCAAATACTTGGGTCCACTACGCTATAACATGGAACGGAACTACATGGGCATTATACATAAATGGATCACTCCTGAATACAAAGACTGAATCTGGTTCATACACAAATGGAAATGCATCAATTACTCTTAATAATACTGCCTATGGAGCAGCAGGCATTTACCTATACGATTGGCGCCTATTACAAACCACGCTTACTTCAGCACAAGTCAACGCAATCTACAGCGGAACAGCATAAACACCTTTACGGGTATTTTTATACTTATACAAGTAGGGATGTCACAGAGACTATCAAAGATATCTACTTGTATAAGACGTGTGTCCAACACCGCCCGGTTGCCCCGTGGCGCTATTGTGGATAAAGCAGGATTTTCAACCGATGTGCTGAGCGCCGAAATGAGTGGAAAATACTCGGCGCTCATTCGGCGCATAAAGAACCTGGATGGGCTCGATATGCGGGACCACGGACGAAAATTCAAACACTTTATCTTTACCGATTTACGGGACTCGGCGTACGGCGGCAAGGCGATCGCGGCGTTTCTGATTCGCGGCGGGTTCGAATTTGCTTTAGACTCAAAAGGGCTTAAAGCCGCGGGGGGCGGGGACCGCTTTGCCATTCTACAATCCCAGCCCCTGTGGCGTAAGCCGTTAACGGTTGGGTTGAAAAAGGCTGTGTTGGACACGTATAACAAACGACCTGAAAATGTCCACGGCGACATGTTACGAATTCTTATACTGGATTCCAAGTTCAAAGAGGGCATTGACCTCTTTGATGTCAAATACTGCCATATTATGGAACCGCCGATTGCGGAAAGTGATATGAAACAGGCGGTCGGTCGTGCTACCCGCTTCTGCGGTCAGAAAGGGCTACCATTTGTTGCCGGAATTGGTTGGACACTCAATGTCTTTGTATACAGAACGGTGGTTCCTGGTGTGGCGCCGTTTATTGGTATGGGTGAGGAGGTACAAAGCATCGACGCACATTCACTTGTTATGAAATATTCGGGACTTGACATGAGTTTGCTTGTGTTGACAAAAGAGATTACCGAGTTGGCGATTCGGTCGGCAGTGGATCGACCCTTGACCCGCGAAATAAATCCCCAGCGTCACCATTCACAGATTGGCGGTTCATTTCTAGACAAATTTGGTCGGTACGCCTGGCCGGTCCAAACGTTACGCAATGCGTGCGACGTGTCTGTAGCACCTGGAACCGCAGTTCGGTTCACACCCACCCAGCAGTTCGTTCGTCACTATATGGTACCTGAGCGTCCAACAAAGGGATTACTGGCTTGGCATTCCGTGGGGACGGGCAAGACCTGTACCGCTGTGGCAACTGCGTCTGGCGCGTTTATGTCCGCAGGGTATAGGGTGTTATGGGTGACCCGCAATTCCCTCATGTCCGATGTATGGAAGAACGTCTTTGACTCAGTCTGTTATATGCCGTTTCGTCGACTTGGGTTGGAAAACCGAGGGGTCGTTGGGAAACTGGGACGCGGTGATGTATCACCCTTGTTTATGAAACCTATCAGTTATAAAATGTTCCAAAATGCTCTAGAGAAGAAGAACGACCTTGGTCGTGCGCTGTATCGTGCGAATGGGGATGATATGCTGCGGCGGACACTTCTAATTGTGGATGAAGTCCATAAACTCCACGATGGCGACCTTTTAGCGACCGAAAAGGCGGACTTTTCCGTCATTCAACGGTACATATGGAACAGTTATCGGGTTTCAGGGGCAGATTCGGTGCGTCCGCTCTTGATGACCGCCACACCGATCGGTGATACTCCAGCGTCCCTATTTGATATTTTGAACACATTGATTCCTACGGCGGAAGGTCGGCTGATGGATCTAGAGCGGTTTCGACGCGGGTTTGTGGATACCGCAGGTCACGTTACTTTGGAGGGCGCAGAGTATTTTAGGTCACGCGCGTCTGGGCTGATTAGTTACTTGAATCGCGAGCATGACCCGACCACCTTTGCCATCCCAACAATACGAACTATTACTGTAGGGCTCGGCGATATGGATATTCCTGATGTCCGTGCGGTCGCTCGTCGGTGTTTACCTGTCATTGAAGCCGCTGGCGGTAAGACACGTAAAAAGGCTCGGCGCGGCTGCTATCTTGCCGTTCGGTCTGAATTTACCCAAAAGTACAAAGGGACCCAACGAAACCAGTTGGCGGAATGTTTTGGCGCAAAGGCAGCAAAGCCCGATTTTCCTAACTATCAGGAGTTTATTGGTGAAGTGGGCGGATTGGGAAATACAGAATCTGTAGAATCAGATGAGACAGGGGACGCTGTTATAAATAAATGATATAAATAGGAATGGCGGGCGATTCTGCCATTTGTACACAAATACGTGAGTTTTTAACTGCGCCATTTGTTGGTCGGCGCCATGTTCGCCTGGGATTTTCTTACAATGGTAAAAATTATACTACTGTATTTACTGTCGGTCACAATGAAGATGAAATACGACTTGTAAACAATAACAAATGTATCGATGTTAGATATAACTATGAAACGGCGTCCTTTGTAACGGATATTCATGCCGATTCTGGTGGATGTTTTACACCTCGGCTTACGTCAAACTCTCGTGGAGTTGCCGGCGTTCGTACAACATCACTCGATGTGTTAACAGTTCTAATGACAAAATTATGTACCTGTTTTCCTAGTTCTATAACTACACCTATTATTATTACGGATATGGCAAATAAAGACGATATTAATCTGTCCGCATTTCATCTGATTCGTGGCGGCAACGCAATCTATGAAAAATACGGTTATACATCCCCTTCTAGTACAGAACTCAAAGAGCGTGTACGGGATATGCGTTGGAGGGATCTGGACACCGCAACGAAACAACTGATCCTCCAAATATTCCAAGAAAACGGCTTGCCTGGGTTTTTTAGAAACGGCGACTTATTGGTGAATATATTACAACCGATTACCTACAAAATAGAACAAGAATTTAATAGGCGTCATTTAGATGTTCCAGTGAATGGTGGCAATGATATAGAAAGTATAAATTTTAGTGAATATATGCTAATCTATCTAACAAGGGACGGCGGCTACAATACAGATTTTATACTTGATACGTCTAGTGTGGAATGGAATGACTGGTCATCTCGACTGCTTTTTACAGAATTTGAGGAGATCGTTGCTGGTGGGATAGGTAGAACGCGTAAAAAACGGTCACGGAAGACGCGGCGGCGACGGCGGGTCTTTTCCGTGTAGGAGTCTAAAGTTTTGAATGGGTTGATTTGTGTAAGATGGCAAGCAGCAGCAGCACTGCCGTATGGACCGAAAAGTACCGTCCTACACGGCTAGCTGATATTAAAGGTCATCGGCGAATTAAGTCGTTATTTGAACGGGCGATTCAAAAACATTTTGTCGGATTTCCGCCAACAATTCTGTACGGTCCTCCAGGTACCGGCAAGACCTCTATCGCTCTTGCTCTCGCCCAAGAGGCGTATCCAGATATCTCCCCCACCATTTCAACTCTGTATCTGAATGCGTCCGATGAGCGCTCCATTGAAGTGATCCGCGACCGTATTCTCCAATTCACCCAGACTCACTGGCCAGGCGTAACCCGCAAGTTTGTCATCTTTGACGAGGTAGAAACAATGACGGAACCCGCTCAGGCGTCCCTACGTGCGCTTTTGGACGATGTTGACCGTGAGGGGCACCGCAACGCTCCTATGTTTCTATTTCTATGTAATTCGCTCTATCGTATTCATCAGACGCTTCGGTCTCGCTGTGTTGCCCTGTTTTGCGGACATGTTCCTATTGTCCACGTTCGTGATACATTGACAGCAATTCAGGCTGCCGAGGAGATAGCACCCGAAAAGATTCGTATTCCATCCGATCTGACCTTTATGATTCAGCGTGGCGACTTACGTTCCTTTGTCTCCGCTATTCAGTTTGAAAAAGAACTCAACCCGTGGGATGCGTGGTTTGCTCGGCTCGAATCGGCAGGTCGCGGTCGCTCTATCTATGTATGGGAGGACGGACTGGCGCGTACGCCATTTTGTATACTTATCCGACATGTATTTCTATGGCTCGATTCCAAAGGGTTTTTTGAACGTGACGGAATGGAGACGTTCGTTCAAAAATGCCTAGAGGTTCAAGATGCTCCTCTGGCGACTATTTTAGCTACAATTCCGCCGGCGTGGGAAGCACTCTATTTTACTTGATTCTTGGCACGATGATATTTTCTTGTTTGCCTTAATTTTCTTAATTTCCTAGTTTTGCGCCTTTGCTGTTTGGTATCTATCTGAATATATTGCTGCTGTGTTAACTCGTCATTAAGAGTATCTATCAATTCCTGTATATTTACATTACATGTTTGGTTTGATGATGAACGGGATTTATCTAACTCTTGCGATAAGGCTACCATAGGATTATTATTCTTGATAAGACCTGTTTTTAACAAACCGCGAATAAGACGCCCAAAATATTTACTTCCTTTTTTGCTACAGGTAGTTCCAATAGGGTTATAATGTTCTAGATATCCCAATTGTTCAATACACGATGCTAAATATCCATAAAAATCTATTCCCATACGCGCGTCAGTACTCAGCCAAGAATCCGGTATAGGATTCTGTACATTCCTTCCCTCCCTACTCTGTTCCATTTTCACCACGTGGACAACCGTAGATGGCAAAACATAACTTTCTGGACGATGTACGTCACCGTGCGCTGTTCTAAAAAATAGAGCCGGTGCTATTAACTGTGGAATAACTCCTGTTACCGATAATTTATAATTATCACTTACAATAGACCCTTCTTTTTGTAATAAATACGGTTGTATTTTTTCAGAAATCTCTTCAATATCTTTTGAATCTTTATAAAATTTTTCACGATCGAGTTGTCCATTTGGTGCCGTTTTTGTCCATAAGGCAAATGCTGTATCTACTACCTCATCGAGAGATCGCTGATTTTGTAAATTAAATAAATATATATTTCCCAAAGTTGTTACAAGTGGGCTGATAGTTGGCGTCTTAAGAATATGTAAAGACCTAAAATAACTAACAAAGGCGTATATTAGCATTTCTAAATGTTGACTAGCACTGAATCGTTTCGTGTTTACATATAATGAACTTAAAATGCGAGAATCTCTATAACACTCTATATCCCAGCATTTTACCGGTATATATTTGACATTATTCAAATATTCAAAAATATCCTCAATTACTGCTACAATTATATACGCACTATGTCCTTGTATCATAATATCAATATCACTCGTCAAATTCGAAGAGCCTACAACCGAATAATAGTTATTTGATATATCCATGGACGACGGTACTTCACGAACAGGATAGCCTGGGACTTGTATACTTGATGGTTTCTGTTCAATAAGATATCCAACAAATAAGAGAGTTTGGCATAAAAGATATTCTCGATATTTCCATATCTTTATTTGCGCAGTTCTATTTAACGTATCGATCATATCGCTCCACGTAGTATAACAAGCAGTAAGTGGTACCTGGTGCCCATTTGCGACGGCTTCAAAATGTTGCGCAAGTTCATCATATGAACTAAATTTAATATCGGGAAACTCTATATTTTCAGTAGGTCCTTGTAATGAACACTTCCAATTATAGTATTCCGATACAGAATTATATGTAAATTGCCTGCCGATACGAGGGTCGGTCGGCATCCTTTTATGGATAGAGGTTTTCCTAGACGAATAAATTGCTTGACAGCATTTTGATAATAAGCGCAGGAATAAAAAGTGCTATATCACAGACAATAACAATAGGAAATCCAATAATAGCAGCTTGAAGTGGAGCCCACGGATACTGCCCTGAATCATTCGACATAAGTACTACATAAATCCAACTTAAACTTCCACCAAACGGTATACCATGTTTACACGCGTTTATAGACGTTTCAAATGAGATTGACGCAAATGTAGATATTATACTATATGTATTATCCATTATAATATATAATGCGAGAATGGTTTTTAGACCTAAATACTATGAATTTAAAGTTATACAATATGTATAATATAATGCCTGAATTTAACGAGACAGCAATATCATTCGAATATGATAGTTTCGATGATAAAAAACAAGTTATGTTAGACGCATTAAAGAAAATTGTAACGGATACGTATACTCCATTAGAAGGAAATATATTCTATATTCACGAGACATTTACTTTATCGCCATTGCTATATACAAAACAATTAAACTTATTTTGGTGTGGCAAGCAAGCAAATACCCGTATTTATGAAATAGGATTTAATGCTGGACATTCGGCTATGGTATTACTTCTAGGACGAGATACAAGTCCCTTAGAGTTTACTATTTTCGATTTAGGAGAACACCTCTACACAAAGCCTTGTTTGGATTATATTCAATCTAAATTTTCTAACGTTCGTATGGAATATGTTAAAGGAGATTCTATAGAAACAATACCTCAATGGATAAGTCAGAATAAATCATCTATTTGGACATACGATTTAATCCATGTGGATGGAGGGCATAGCGAATCGTGTATATCAAATGATATGAAATACGCAGATCTTCTTATAAAAATGGGTGGTATAATCATTATAGATGATACAAATGATTCTATTATAAATAATTATGTCAATTTATATCTGAATTCAGGATATTATAGAGAAATAGATATTCTAAAAACATATGGATACACTCATAGAATCATACAAAGAATTAAGTAAAATAGGCGATTCCAACAAAATTGACCAAGGGTCCACCCTTGCCTCCAAAGTCACACCCTGTAGAATGAGCACGAAAACTCCATCTACGAAAACCGCCGGCGTTAAGGCAGCGACCACGAAGACGTCCGCGGCTCAGTACAAAAAGCATACGCACCGTGAGCATATTCTTGAACTTCCTGATACCTACATCGGCTCCGTTGATACGGCGGTCGAGCAGCGATGGGTTATCAACATGGAGAAGGGTGTAATGGAGTGGCGCTCCGTCCGTTTCTGCCCTGGCTTCCTCAAAATCTTTGATGAGATCCTGGTAAACGCACTTGACCATAAAGTCCGTCAGGATGGGCGTCTTAAAGCGGGCACCGAGTGCTTTCCCGTTAAGCATATCGATATTTCCTACACTTCTAACAAAATTACTGTGCGGAATGATGGCGACGGTATTCCCGTTGATAAGCACGTCGAGACAGGCGTTTGGGCACCTGAGCTCATCTTTGGTCACCTGCTGACGTCCTCCAACTACGACAAGGAGGAGGAGAAGACCGTCGGCGGCAAGAACGGTTATGGCGCCAAGCTCACCAACATCTTCAGCCGCGAGTTCACCATTGATACTGTGGATCACCGTGCGAAGAAGCGGTATACGCAGTCCTGGAGCGCGAATATGTCCGTTGTAGGGACGCCTGTCATCAAGGCGTCGTCGGTGAAACCGATGATGGAAATCTCGTTTATGCCTGACCTGTCGCGGTTTGCGTGGGGTCTCGACGGGGGTAAGGTGCCAACGGAGATTCCTGCCGATATGCTCGCCCTCATCGCCACGCGCGTAATGGACGCTGCCGCAATGGCTGGCAAAGAATGCCGTGTGACGCTCAACGGGAAGGTAGTTTCATCCAACACGTTCCCTAAGTACATTGACTTGTACGTAAACAAGACAGGCTCTGATAGCGGCTCCGTTGCGGCAAGCGATGTCTCGTCCGTAAGTGGCGGTGGTGGCGGCGGCGCCGCGGGTGGCACCGTTGGCGGCGGCAAGCGTGTTGCCTACGAAATCGCCGGTGAGCGATGGGAAATCGGTGCTGTCCTGACGAAGGACCTACATTCTATTGATGCGCCGCCCGATGAACGCCATCTCTCATTCGTCAACGGCATCGCTACTCGTCGTGGTGGCAAGCACCTCGACTATGTATCTAAGATGGTGCTTACGGCGTTCTGTGAGCACGCAAAAAAGAAGGCGAAGCTGGATATCACTCCTGCACTGCTCAAGGATTCTGTGGTCTGGTTTGTCAACTCCACCATTGTCAATCCCTCCTTTGATACCCAAACAAAGGAGACGCTGACCACACCCGCTGCCAAGTTTGGCTCGCTGCCCGTCCTGTCTGCAAAGTTTGTAGACAAGCTGGTGAAGATTGGACTACTTGCCGAGGCGCAGGCGCTCTTCGAAGCAAAAAACACCGCCGCTGCTAAGCGTACGGATGGCAAGAAGAAGTCCACTGTCCGTGGTATTCCTAAGCTGGAGGATGCGATTTGGGCGGGTACCGCCAAGTCCGCCGACTGTACGCTTATCCTGACCGAGGGTGATTCCGCCGCCACAACGGCAATTAGCGGACTGAAGGTGGTTGGTCGCGAGCGTTACGGCGTCTTTCCGCTCAAGGGCAAAATCATGAACGTCAAGGATATTTCCGTTGTAAAGAAGACAGCAAATGTGGAGCTGACGCACATTAAACATATTCTCGGGTTGGAGACCGGCAAGGTCTACACGGATCTCAAACAACTACGTTATGGTCGTGTGATGATTATGACGGATCAGGATGTAGATGGCTCGCATATCAAGGGTCTCCTCATGAATCTGTTTCACACTGACTGGCCATCGCTGCTGCGTCTCGGCTTCCTCTGCTGCCTGATGACTCCGCTGCTCAAGGCGACAAAGGGTAAAACCACGCTCTGCTTCTATTCCGAATCGGAGTATGATGCTTGGCGTGGGGCACTTTCTGGAGCGGAAGCTGGCGGTCGCGGATGGAAGACGAAGTATTACAAGGGTCTGGGTACCTCTACAGCACTGGAAGCCCGTGAGTACTTTGCCAATATGAATACCGTCGAATATACGTGGGACGGCGAGTCCGATGCGACGATTGATCTGGCATTCAATAAGAAGCGTGCCGATGACCGCAAGGTGTGGCTCGGCTCGTTTGACCGCAAGCGGCATCTAGAGGTCGGTGCCGGCGGCGGTAAGGTCGGCTATTCTCGTTTTGTCCACGATGAGCTCATTCATTTCAGCTCAGCCGATAATGTCCGTTCATTGCCGCACGTCATGGATGGACTCAAACCCTCGCAGCGTAAGATCTTCTGGTCGGCACTCAAACGCAACCTGACGTCGGAGTTGCGTGTGGCGCAGCTGGCAGGTTATGTATCCGAGACGGCAGCGTACCATCACGGCGAGGCATCGCTGACCGGTGCCATTATCGGAATGGCGCAGAACTACGTCGGCTCCAACAACATCAATCTACTGACTCCCAATGGTCAGTTCGGAACCCGCCTGATGGGCGGTTCTGATTCCGCATCGCCTCGTTATATCCATACGCACCTCGATGCGATTGCTCGGATGTTGGTACGAAAGGAAGACGACGCCATTCTTCGCTACCTAGACGACGATGGTCTGCCTGTGGAACCCGAGACATATCTACCGGTCATTCCTCTGCTGCTGGTCAACGGTTGTATCGGTATCGGTACTGGCTTCTCCACAAATGTCATTCCATACAATCCCGCAGACCTTGTGGCGGCACTGGAGATGCGTCTGGCGGGGACAATTGTAGATTTGAAGACCCACGCACTCAAGCCCTGGTGGTTCGGATTCAAGGGCAAGGTCATTGCCGGCGCCGATGATAAGACCTGGATTACGAAGGGAATTTATGAGTTCGTGGACGACGATGCGGCTACGATTCGTATCAAGGAACTTCCCGTCGGTTGCTGGACCAAGGACTACAAGAACTTCCTTGACGAGATGATGGCGGAGCAGGAAGAGCTCAAGTCGGCGAGCAAGAAGGACGGCTCTAAGGCTATGGTATGGCTCCGCGGATACGAGGAGGCATACAACGATATTGATTGCGACTTTATCCTTCAGATGGACCCCGAGTACTATCACGAAGCTCGGGCGTATCCTACCGACTTTGAGACTCGTTTCAAGCTCACGACTGGGCATAAGACGACGAATATGGTGGCGTTCGATGTGGACGGCACGATTCGCCGTTTCGCTTCACCTGGCGAGATTCTGGAGCGATTCTACGGTGAGCGGTTGTCAGCATACGGCAAGCGCAAGGCGCACGAGCTTGGTCGTCTAGAAACCGAAATCACCGAACTATCTGCTCGGCTGCTCTTTATCAAGTCGGTCATTAGTGGTAAGCTTGTCATTTCCAACGTGGATGATGTGGTACTCTATGCGGCAATGAAGAAACTCGGACTTCCTCAGATTTCTGATCCCGAAGGTACTGACCTCAAGGCGTACGAGTATCTCCTACGTCTTCGGGTTGATCGCCTCAAGGCGACGGCAGTGGCTGAGCTGGAGCGGGAGGTCGCTGACCATCAGGAGAAGCATCGTGTGCTTCTGGGGACATCTCAAGAGATGCTCTGGCTCTCTGATCTACGTACATTCCGCAGCGCTTACGAGGTGTATGTAAAGGCGCGCGAGGACTCGTATGCGTCGGCGGCGGCGACTGGGATGGCAGACAAGGTTCCTAAGAAGCGCGCGGCGCCTAAAAAAAAGGCTTGAATGGCAGCGACTTGGTGCCCGCCGAGCTCTGATTGACCGGTAATTTAATTGGATCCGGTAGCGTATCGATATCATTTAAGTAGTACTTATACATTCCAAGTTCAGCGAGTATTTTTGGTACAGCCCAGGCGGTTACACGCGCATTTAGCTCGGCGATTTGCTCCGGAATATGGTCTGGTAAATTTCGACCATACCAAAGAAAGATGGCACGCATAATCATAAACAGGTCATCCGTGCTCACCGGATCAATGATATCACCAGACTTATCGAATACAGTCTTGCGAATGGAATTTTGAACAATCTGAAAATTTCCTTGAGAAAAGAACGCTTGGTTAAAAGGAGTCTGCTCGAAATTGCCTCGAATTCCATCTTGTCCGGCAGTGGAGGGTGCTACCTTTGTATATTTGAAACCGGGCAGGTTCATTACATCCTCACTCATAGGCGCGTTCAAGGAAACTCTTCCTGGACTTTGTTCATCGAGTGTGCTCATGGCTGTTCCTTGTTCTTTAGCTAGAATATTTTTCTTTTTACAAGATATAAACAAATGTCCTCCGTTTTCGGTCAGCGCTTCAATCAGATCCAGCCTAACAAGCTCTACATCAACTTGATCTCGCTCGCCTCGACGATCGTCGACTCCAACAACAACTTAGTCACTTGGGCACAGGGCGGTGTTTCTGGTATTAACAACACGGTTCTAGGTCTCCTCTCCACCCCTGGCACGGCGGTGCTCCGTGATATGGGCAAGAATGTCTACATCCCTGACCCCAACGTTACCACAGCGGTTGGCTCCCAGTCGACGATTCTCCGCCGTGTTCAGCTCGTCACGACGGGCACGAACGGCTACTACGGCACGGGTGACAGCGCGTCTGCGCTTGCGGGCTCGGAGTCCGACTACTTCTGCGGTTACATCCGCCTCGGCGGTCAGACGTACGCTGGCGGCACGGGTGTCCCCACGGGTATTGCGCGCCTCAACTAAACGTTGTCGAATAAATATCGTTTATTTCTATACATTTATTTATTAAATAAGTGTAAAGTACTATATAAAAGACCTAAGGATCTATATCTCCACCCGAGGTATAAATTTTTTTCTTAGACTAAGATATAAACAATGTCCTCGGTAGTCCGCACAAAGAAGCAGATAGAGCAGAATAAGCTCTATATCAACATTACGTCGCTGACATCGACTATTGTAGACAGCAATAACAACTTAGTCCCCTGGCTTCAGGCGGGTGTACCAGGTGCCAATTACAATCTCCTCGGTCTTGCCTCCACCCCTGGCTCCTTAGTCCTCCGAGATATGGGTAAGCTTCTCTACCGCCCTGATCCCACGGTTCCCACAGCCGTTGGCTCTCAGTCAACTATCTACCGCCGCGTTCAGGTTGTGACCTCCGGCGGTGTTGGTGGCTACTACGGTACCGGTGATGCTCTACCATCTGGCACTGGCTCCGAGTCAGATTACTACTGCGGATACATCTCGTTCGGTGGACAGACCTATGCTGGTGGCAACGGTGTTCCCTCTGGTGTTGCTAGACTCAACTAAATATTTAACTTTTTTATATTTTTTTCTCCGAAAAAGATATAAAGATATGTCTTCCGTTACGCGCTTCAAGAAGCAGGTCCAGCCGAATGCGCTCTACATCAACATTACGTCCCTGACATCGACCATTGTAGACAGCAATAACAACTTAGTCCCCTGGCTTCAGGCGGGTGTTCCCAATGCGAATTACACTCTCCTCGGACTTGCCTCCACCCCTGGATCCTTAGTCCTCCGAGATATGGGTAAAGATCACTTCCGCCCTTCTCGCAACGTCCCTACGTCAGTTGGCTCCCAGTCGACGATTCTCCGCCGCGTTCAGGTCGTCACAACGAACGGCGTTGGTGGCTACTACGGTACCGGTGATAACGCCACAGCGGGCGCGGGCAGCGGTACGGACTACTTCTGCGGTTACATCTCCCTGGGTGCCCAGACCTATGCCGGCGGCAACGGTGTCCCCTCTGGTGTCGCTCGCCTCAACTAAACATCCGGTATTTTTTTTCTTCATAAAAGATATAAACAATGTCGTCCGCTCAGCGTTCTAGAAGCCAGATCGCTCCTAATAAGTTATGGACGAACATTCTCTCTATAACGTCATCCATCGTCGACTCGAACAATAACTTAGTTACCTGGGCGGTCGGCAATGCCGCCCCTGGCAATAACTACGCGCTGGGTCTCCTCTCCACCCCTGGCGCCGCCGTGCTCCGTGATATGGGCAAGAATGTCTACCTCCCTGACCCCACGGTCGCCACAGCGGTTGGCTCCCAGTCGACGATTCTCCGCCGTGTTCAGCTCGTCACAACGGGCGCGAACGGCTACTACGGCACGGGCGACGGCATTGGCTGCGTTGCCGGCTCGGAGTCCGACTACTACTGCGGCTACATCCGCCTCGGCGGTCAGACGTACGCCGGCGGCAACGGTGTCCCCACGCCGGTCGCGCGCATCAACTAAATACAGTGTGTCCCTATTTTTCCGACAAGTATTAATATAATATTTATCAGAAGATTTTCTGTTAGAACTGTAGAAGTATGTCTGTTATAAACTCATTTGAAGCGAAAAAATGGGCTGCTACAGTTTCTAAACTTAAGAAGTACGCATATCTTCTTTTAGCGGCAGTGATTACATTAGGATTAAGCTATTTTTATTACAGTGTTCTAAATCGCCCAGTTGCCGGCGTTCTATGGTTCATTGGCGGTAGTATAGTCTTCTTCTATTACTGGATCAAATGGTTTGCTACCTCACAATCTCCGGACCCAGACTTCGCTCCAGGTAAACACGCTTGCCCCGACTATTTATCGGTTATTCCCTCAAATATAGGTCTATATAGACCCACAACTCCTACACAGTATTTCTGCGTAGATTATGTTGGCGTTAGCCGTAATGGAGGTCTAAAAAAGATGAAACACGAAGATCTTTCTAAAAATATCAATAATCCCGCATATACATTTTCTGTAGATCCTTCTGTTGACTTTGTAAATGCGGCTAGACGCGGAGCGTTCCTTGAGCGTCTTAACCGAGTCGGACTCTCTTATAATTCCTTAGGCGATAACACCCTGCCCACACAATACTAAAATAAATTATCTAGTTAGAGATGCCCGTAACATCAACAGTCGCGGCAAAGAAATGGGAAAAAACTATACTTACTGTTCAACGTTGGTCATATTGGATAATTGGTTTACTAGTTTTGCTATTTACCTCCTACTTTTACTACAGCGGGTTAGATAGACCTGTAGCAGGTGTGCTCTGGTTTTTGGGCGGATTCATTATCCTATACTACTACTGGATTAAATGGTTTGTTCTGAAGCAACAAGCGGACCCCGATTTTAATCCAGCCGCAACCGGCGCCTGCCCCGATTATCTATCTCTAATACCTCCTAACTCTGGATTATACAAGCCAACCAGCCGTACACAATACTTTTGCGTAGATTATATCGGTGTAAGTCGTAATGGCGGACTATTGAGAACAAAACCTGCTGATATTGCGAAAGATATCAAGAATCCTAAGTATCGTTTCTCTGTAGACCCTGCGAAAGATTTCAAAACAGCAGCTGGACGTGCGGCATTCGTAAATCGCCTCACAAAGGCTGGACTCTCTTACAATTCTGTGGCTGATAATACGCTGCCAACGCAGGAGGAATTTGCGTACACCAGCGATCTCTCTCCAGATGTAGGCACGCAGATGGCATCATATGCGTCGATACTGGCGCAAAAAGCCAAGACCGCTAAGAAATAAACATCTAAAGACATTTGCCACCTAATATCTAAATGGCGATGATTCATACAAGCCTTTTTACCCAAATCATTGATTGGGCAAAAAAGCCTGCTCCACGTACTCCATCGTCCCTATTTCTATACGGTCCTCCTGGTATTGGCAAGACGACTCTAGCGCGTCTGGCATTAGAACAAGCCGGATATCGTGTTGTAGAATGGAACGCCTCCCAACACCGTCATAAAGCCGCTGTAGAAGAATCACTGCTACCATTGCTGCGTAGTTGTAATGTTGCCGACTTCTTTCGCCCCGAGGGTCCGCGCAATCTTGGCATTATCCTGGACGAAATCGATGGAATGTCCGTTGGCGATAAGGGCGGATTATCCGAGCTTGTGCGGATCCTTAAGGAGTATAATGGTCATAATGCCATTGTCTGTATTTCCAATGAATGGATGGAGAAGAAGTTTCAACCGTTTCTCAAGCTCTGTAAGTCGTTTCAGATTTCGGCACCGTCGTCGTCCGATGTCTACGCATTGATTAAGACCCAATTCGAAAAAGTTCCTAAAAACTGCGACTTGATGAAACTGGCAACCGATTTGCTTACTGTCCATTCTGGAGATTTGCGTAAGATTCTCCAATCTGTTCGTGAAATCAAGACCGATATGATTCAGGGAACGATTTCTGTTGCCGATGTCAAAAATACGATTGAGGTCGGACTGGCTGATGCGAAGGCTCTCGGCTCCAATCGCATTCGTCGAAGCGAGACAATTAAGTCGGCGGTCGGTCAGCTTCTACGTGGTAGTCTTGATATGACCACCGAAGTGCCGCTCAATAATAATGACTTGAATTTGGCAGGACTACATCTTCACGAATCGCTGCCCACCTGGATTTGCCGATTTGTTGGAAATAATGCGCACGGCTACGAAATCTACAAATCTGTATTTCAAACAATTTTATCATCTGATCGGCTCGATTATTACACCTTCTTTTTTCAGCATTGGACACTATTTCCGCTGACCTACCAGGCGAAACTTCAAGCAGTCAATCAACTACTTTTTGGATATTATGGAATTGATGATGAGAAAACATCTGTGTGGAAGGATGATGATATGGAATATACCGCGGTGCTGTCAAAGCAATCTATGTTATATAATCAATTTCGCTACCTGTGCGAAATGCGTGATGCGTTCGTGGAAGCAAATCCCGTCTTTGACGGTGGATTTGACTCAACGTTTTGGAAGGCGAATCTATTTATTACCGCCGCAAAAGTAGAACTCGAAAAGAAGGAGTGTCCAGGGTACGGCAAGAAGATTGGCGGGGCTGTATGGGAAAATACGGAATTCTGGCGGGG